TTTGGGGGCCAAAAGGATTGATCGCTTTAACTAATGATGCAGCAGTAACAGGTTCTAACGCAAAACCATTATCTTTATTAGGTGATAAAGGTGAAGAAGCTATGGCTACTGGTATGATTGGTACAATAGCAGGTTTTAATGTGTACTGGTCAGATCAAATTGATGAAGATGTTTCATCAGGTGGTGATGCAGCAGGTTTTGCATTTTCTAAAGGTGCAGTTGGATTAGCAGTTGGGCCTGAAGGATTATTCAGAATCGAAACAGAAAGAAACGCATCTTTCAGAAGCACAGAATATGTAGCAGTTGGCTTTTGGGGTGAAGTTGAAATAAAAGACGCATTTGGTGTTTATATTTTATCAGATGTTTCTTAAGTCTTAATTAGGCAAAACAACGCAAGGGTGGTATGTCGGATATACCACCTTTGCATAACTTGGAGAAAAAATTATATGGAAAGATATTTTAAAAAACCTAATGGTGTTATAGTTCAAATGCACAAGTATCATAATGAAGAAGATTTAAAAGCTAGATTTATAGAATGTGATGCTAAAGGTAATGAAATTAAAAAAGAAAAACCAAAAGCTAAAGCTAAACCTAAAGCTACAAAGAAAGAAGGTAAATAATGGCAAATAACCATAGTAGATATAGAGTTATCAGGGTAACGCCTACGTTAGATACGAGTGCTTATGCAGATGGTGATATATTATTTGATGCAACTGAAATACCTGATGCAGTATTAGGTAATGGTGGCTGTTCTAAATTAGTTAGTGTTGCTATAACAAATAAGCAAGGTGATGTAACACCAATGACAATGTACTTTCAGCAAACAGCTAGAGGTATGGGTGTTGCTAATAATGCAATGGACGTTTCATCAGCAAACACAGGACACGCAAAACAATTAGGCTATATAGAAGCACCAACAAATAGTTGGAAAGATATGGGTAGCACTTGTTTATTTAATGCAAAAACAGATGAAAATGTATCATCACTGCCATTAATGCTACAAGCTAAAGAAGATTCAACGTCTGTATATTTCTTTGCTTCAGTAGGTGGTGCAGAAACTTTTGCAGCTAGTGATCTTACATTTGTATTTGGCATAGAAGTATAATAAGTGGCTTTAATAGATGACATTAAAAAACACGAAGGATTTAGTTCCGTTGTGTATAAATGTACAGCAGGTTATGATACTATTGGATATGGTAAAAGGATCAAGTACCTACAAGTAACAGAAGAACAAGCTACTGAATGGTTAGAAGAAGATTTAGAAAACCTTAAATACACATTATCTACAAGGTATAGCTGGTTTTTATCTGCACCTCAAGAAGTAAAAGATATAGTAATGAATATGAATTATCAGTTAGGTGTATCTGCATTTAGTAAGTTCAAAAAAACAATCAAATATATAGCAAATAAAGACTATCAGATGGCTTCAGTAGAAATGCTAGATAGTAAATGGGCTAGAGATGATACACCAAGACGTGCTAAAGAATTAAGTGATAGAATGGCTAAAGTGGAATAATATATGTTTTGTAAAAATTGCTTTGCACCAAATCTAATTAAATGTGGGTTTGAAAAAGGCAGACAAAGATATGAATGTAATGTATGTGGACATAAGTCTGTTTATGTTATTGAAAATCTTGAATTGATACAAGAAAATGTAAGACTAGCTAAACAAAAGCAATCAGCACAAGACAGAAATAGAATCCAAAACAAATCATTCAGGGAATATGCAAGAGTAGAAAATGCAGTTTCTGAATACACAAAACAATTAACAAGGCTTTTTGACAAATATAAGTTATCAACATATACACAAAAGCATAGTGAAGAAACTAGCTGTGTAGGTGTTATACAATTTAGTGATGTTCACTTTAACGAATTAGTTGATCTACCACACAACAAATATGACTTTACAGTAGCTTCTAAAAGATGTAAACACTTTGTAAATCAAGCTACTAAATATTTTAAAGCATTTGGTGTAACTAATGTGCTTATGGTACAATCAGGTGATTTGCTTAATTCAGATAGAAGATTAGATGAACTTTTAAATATGGCTACAAATAGAGCAAAAGCTACATTCCTAGCAGTTGATATACTACAGCAAGTAATAATGGATTTAAACAGCAATTTTAACGTTTCTGTGGCTATGGTAACAGGTAATGAGAGTAGAGTAAAGAAAGATTGGGGCTGGTCAGGTAATATTGCTTCAGATAATTATGATTACACTATATTTCAAACATTAAGATATATATTTAGAGATACTGATATTGCATTTGTTGATGGCGACCCTACTGAAGTAGTTGTAGAAGTAGCAGGGCAGAACTTGCTGGTATTACACGGTAACGGAAGCATTAAAAAAGGAATAGATACAAGCATAACACAGATTATGGGAAGATATAGAGCAAGAGGTATAGATATTAATTATGTGATATTTGGACATATACATTCTGCAAGAGTAGGTGATAATTTTAGCAGATCAAGTAGTATGGTAGGTGCTAATGACTATTCAGAGAAAGCATTAAACCTATCAGGCAGAGCATCACAGAACTGTTATATATTTTATGACAATGGTAATAGAGATGGTATTAAAGTTGATTTACAAAACTATTCTGATGATATGTATGATATAGAAAAATCATTAGAATCATATAATGCAAAGAGCCACGAAAAACTAAACGTAGGCAAAACAATATTTAAGGTAGTAGTATGAAGATAGGTGATTTATTATTATTAAAAGGTTATATAAATAAAAAACAATTAACATCTGCATTAAGTAAACAAGCAGAAGAAGCTATTAATTATGACAGATCAGTACCATTAGGTAAAGTTTTAATTGAATTAGAATATGTTACTGTTGATGAAGTAGCAGAAGCATTAAATGACCAGCAACTAAATATAGAAAAAAAGGAAGAACCAATGGCTCACAAAATAGGTGAAGATACATCATTTCAAATGGACTTAAAATTTTTAGTTACTATTGGAGTGGTATTAGTATCAGCAGTAGGTGTTTATTTTACACTAACAAATGCAGTAGAAGATAACACAAAAGAAATTAATAATATTAAATCTATGGGTGATTTAAAGATTATATCTTACAAATTAGATGAGTATGATGAAACATTTAAAGAGTTAAAAAATCTAAATACTACACTATCACCATTAGCTAGTGATTTAACCTACATAAAAGAAGAATTAAATAAACTTAAAAACAAAAAGATTGATATACCTGAAGTTGATTTATCAGGCATAGATGATTGTAAAGATAAGCTAGATGATTTAGCAGCAAAGCTAGATAAGTTTGAGAAAAGATTATCTAAAGTAGAAAAAAGTTCAAAAGGGAGGTTCTAATGGCTTATGGTAAAACTAAAAAAGGTTTAAAAAAACCAACAAGAAAAAGAACATTAAAAACTAAAACTTATGCTTCTAAAAGAAGGAGAAAAAAGTAATGTTTAATGAAAGATATAAAAATTATATTGGCTATGTGGTTACGTTTAGTAGCTTGGTTTTTGGTGGTTTTTTTGATTACTCGACTTTATATGTTAGTGGCTCAATGGGTACACCCTATGTAAAAGGTAATCAAATATTAAAAGATGATTATAATTATACAATAGGTTTAAGAAAGATTGCATTATTCCCATACCAATCAAGATCAAGATTCTACAAAGGCAATGAATCATCATTAGCAGATAAAGCAGTAATAGGTGCAGTAAATGGTTGGGAATATCTATTTAAGTATTCAGATGTTAGAAACAGAAACAATGAGTTTAAAGATGCAGAAGTGTGGCTTAAATGGTCAAATGATAAGTATGTAGTTAAAGGAAAATACACTAACAAAGAAAGTAGAGATTTAGAATTTGCAGAACTTGACATAAGATACAGAAAACACTTTTGGTTTATTGACTTTACAACAGGCTTTACTGTCAAGGGACACCCTGTATATGGACACCCTGCAATAGAAGATTATGAGGGTTATTGGTGGGAATTAGCTTATGAATATGGATATACAGACTATTTAGTACCTTTACACGATTTGAATGGAAACAATGAAATTGATAATTATTATATATGGATTGAAACAGACCCTGTTACAGAAGAAGGTTATTGGGAGATGTATTATGAAGAAGCTAGTTATTATTGGGAAGACTCTGACTCCGTTGCAGTTGCATACTCTGATTCAGAATTTTATGAATATCATCTACCAAATGTGGTAGCACAATATAATGAAGATAACAAGATAAAAGAATATCAAGCAGAGTTATATCAGGTAATAGGATTAGATGTATTGATGGGATCAAGAGAAACTAGATTTTATTCGCATATTTGGCTTAATATATTTCCACAATCTTATGGTTTAACAGATAAATCATACAAAGGAAAAGAAAACCAATATGATATAGGTATGTTATTTGGTATGAGTTTAACAGATAATATAGGTTTGTTTTTAGAAGGTACTAAAACAAGTTTTTATGGTAGAGATGAGCAGTATGTTTCTACTGGAATTAATTGGAAGTTCTAGTGTATGAAATGACAGCATTTTGGTTAGGTTTTTGGATAGTGTTTCTAGGTGGTTTGTTGTTTTTTTATATTACAGGAATAATAGGAGATTGAATGTTACAAGGTATATTAGTTAAGAAAGTTTTAGATTTAGTTTTAAAACAATTATTTAAAAAGTTTGATTTTGATAAAATAAACAAGTATGTTACTGAAGATAATGAACTAGATGATTCAATGAAAAAATTAAAACTAGACGTACACGAATTAACAGTTAGACTAGAAAACTTGGAGAACAAATAGATATTAACAGAGCAATAGAACTACTAGAAGAAGCATCTGAATCATTATCATCTTTAGATAAAATATTAAATTGTGTACAGATCAGAGAATTAAATTTTAAAATAAAAAAGTTTTTAGATGAGATTGAAGAAATGCCTGAAGTTGATATTTTATACGAAGAAAAGATTAGAGATAGACAATACGAAGAATTAGATTCAAGATTGCAAGTAATTGAAGTGTTTATAGATTCTGTGCAATCAATAGCAAAAAGCAAAAAACAATTATCTTAAAAAAAGGAGAACGATAATATGATGGAATTTTTAACAAGCAACTGGGAATGGTGTTTATTAGGCTTATATGTACTAGAGAAAGCAATACTATTATCACCATCAAAAAAAGACGATATGGTATGGAATATGGTGCTTAAACCATTAGTAGATAAACTAAAAGGTAAGTAGTGCGAATATCTGACATTGTTAGAAATATCTCCAGCCTTTTTGAAAAGAAAAGAAAAAACCCTATTCAATTAGACAATGATTCTAATTTAGAATCTAATTTAAAATTCTTAAAGGTTGGAGGTAAATCTACGCCAATACAAATGTCAGAAGATACTGTTAATGTACAAGGTAATTTAAATGTTAATGGTAGTGCAGTACAAACAGGCACAGATGCAGGTACAATACTAGGATATACTTGCATTAAAGAAACTTACACAATTCATTATTTAGAAACATCTTTTACAGTAGAAGATGCAGGGCATAAAGTTACTTTTACTGCACCTCCTAGTGGTAATGTAGAAATAGAATTTACTGGTTTTTTTGATAGAACAAGCACATCTGATGTTACTGTATATGCAGGTTTAAGTGATAGCAGTACATATAATTCAGTAGGCAATACGCAAGAATACGACTACAATGGTGTTAAATCAGATGATGAAATAGATGATGAAATGATTACTTTCAAATGGTGTGTTTCAGGTTTAGTATCAGGTACATCTATAACATACTATTTAGGTTTAAAATCTAGTGATGCTACTGCTGTTCATATAAAATATGGATATAGATCAAGCAATGGTTTAGCTTATCCTCCTTTTATAATGAAAGCAACAGCACTACCTGAAACAATTTATGATGGAACATAAATAAATGTTTATAAATTCAATTATTATATTATATTATAAAATGAAATTTAGGAAAAATATATGAGTTTTACAGGCAAATCACCAGCAGATACATATAAAGATATCATAACGGTCAGCAATAATAACACAGGTGTAGATAGCACAACAAGAGCTGTTAAAACAGCAAATGGTAATACAAGTTCATTAAGTTTATCCGACAGAAGTTTACAAATAAAATCAAACACTAACAATACAACAGCACTAAATGTTTTAAATGCTTCTGATACCTCAAGATTTAGTGTAGATACTACAAATAATCAAGTTAAAGCAATAGGCCATCACGTTAATACGCAATATGCTTATTTTGGCGTATCATCAGGCGTAGGTGCTAATTTTGTTACTAACAGACATCACGTTTTATCTTTTGGTGGAAATACTCAAACAGATGCACTAGCAGATAATTTTCAATTAGGCACAGGTACTGATCCTGACACATCATTCACAACAGCAGATGGTGCAGGTACAGATGCTTCTGTAATAGTACCTTGTATGTGGTTAGTGCCTGATAATATTACAATAGACGAAGTACATTCTTTAGAAGGTGGTGATAATGCTACTGGTGCAACTACTCGTATTCACCTTATGTCTTATACATTTAATAGTGGTTCTACAAGTGCATTAGCAGATGGAGTATTGTTAGCACACAATTCAGATACCACAAATGCAGGAAGCGAACAAGCCTACAAAAGCACCTTCACAGTAGATAGTGCTAATGTAGCTGCAAATAAAGTAATTTTAGCAACATTTTTAACAACAGACATAACAGGTGATTATTCAGTATCTGTTATAGTAAAATATCATTTAACTTAGAAGGGATCAAGATTTATGGCTTACGGAACAGCAAAAAAAAATAACAGAGTAATGTTACCTATATCAGGTGGTATGTTTCAAACAGATGATTTTCCTTATGGTATATGGTCAAGTGGTGATAATGGTCAGAATGGTAGCACAGAAACTAGGGGTGGTAGTAACACAAAAAGTGCAGGTGTAAGATTAATGGTAGGATCAGAAGATGGCAATTATGATTGCAGGTCAGTTAAAACATACACAGAAAAATCTAGCATTATACAAAAAATATCTGCAGGTATATCTAATACTAGCGAAGGCTTTGTTACTATATCTACGTTTGCAAAAGGTTTAGGTGCTTTAACAGTTTACAATGCTAAAGTAATTGTTATTAAAAATACAAGCAATATTGCAGCAGAAGTAGTTGTTGGAATGTATGATTGGCGTAATGATGGTGGGGCTGATGGTGCAAGTGATACTACAACTGATGTTGCTAATAGTGTAGATAGAAATGCAGAAGCAACTGGTGGTGGTGCAACGCCTATAATTTATATTTCATTTGTTTTGTCAGCAAATGAGTTTGTTTATTTGCCAACAAGCAGGTTTGTTAGTTATACACCTTATGATACTGCTACTGCTGAATCAGCAGCAAATGCACCTGCAGGAGATATTGATATACTACCTTCTGCTATAAATAGTGGTAATGAATATGTAGATATACACACATTTAATGGAACTACTTACTTTAGTGGTAATGACGTGCAAATAGCTGAAGATGTAGCAATAGGTGAAACAGATATAACTGTTGATGATGGCCATTGGTTTAAGGTAGGTGATATGATTATGATAAATAGTGAAGTAATGCAAATTGAATCTATATCAGGTGCTGTATTAACTGTTGCACGTGGTTTGTTAGGTTCTACTGAAGCAGCACATTCAGACGATGATGATTTAAGGTTTTTCTTTGGCAATGAATTACTGCCATTTGATAATGGTAAATGTCAAACAACACAAACAGGTTCTTTTTCTCAAAAAGGTGCTTTCTTTGGTTATGGGCGTACAGAAGATCAAAAGATTGATGGCATAGTTCCAGGAAGTGTTGCAATAGGGCCATTTTATGAAAGAGGTGGTTATTTAGATTTTGGATTGCAAAACATAAAAGCATCAGATGAAAGTGGACTCGCTGGTAGCACCCAGTACACGTTTCATATAGTAGTAGATGAATATAACACAGGTGGTATTGATTCAACATCAACAGAAACTGCAATAGCATTTACGACAGATGCAAGTGATACGACTTTTAACGGATCAGGTAACGCTGTAATACCAAAGATACAGGCTAGATTTGATGCTTTGTTTTATGATGCTAGTTCAGGCTTATACAATAAAAAAGTAAGAATAGCTTTGCATAACGGAGATATAAGAATTACATCTTTATCAAATCATTCAGAAACTAGAGTAGGCATAGCTAATGTTTCAGGAACTACGCCTTTTGGTGTTGGTAGATTTCCTGCATTATCAAGTAGTGTGCCTGATGTATTGGGTTCGCCACATGGTGGAGGAACAACTGACACTATAGTATATGGCCCAGCATCGGCTTTACAGTTAGAAGAAATTGAAGACCCTGTAACAGGAAAAACAGTTAAAAACAAAAATGCGTTTTTACTAGACGATGGTAATGGTAATTTAAGATTTAACGATAGCGTTGTAGGTAGAATAGATTATGCACGTGGATTTATAGATTTTACACATTTACCTAATGCTGAATTTAAGATAAGTGCAGAATCATTATCAGCACACGCAGGGGGTATTAAACACATAAATAACACTTACAATAGCATAAAATCAATAGAAGCTAGGAGTATTAACAAAAAACAAGATAGTGAAATAGAATTAATATTGTTAGGATAATAAATGGCTACAAATTTTAAATACGCAGGAATTTCAGATTTAACTAAATACTTTAATAGAGTATCTGATTTTGATAATAAAGTGCAGATATTTCCAACATTAACATCAGGTAATTTGCATTTATTTAGAGATAGTGGATATGTAGATAGTTTATTTGTTAATGGAGAAGAACTAGCTGCAGCACAATCAACATCAGGTGCAGTTGATAGTAATGGTGAATGGTTTTATAATAGCGATACAAATCAATTAGAGTATTACAATAGTAACTATTCTTCAACTACAATAAACGAACAAGTGTTTGAATCAGGTCAAGATTTTACTACATTTTTAAATCAATCATTAGTAGATGCTAGTTTAGAATTACATAACTATTTAGATGCTAGATATTCTATGCCTTTAGAAAAGCAAAAGCAAATAGATATAGATACAGCTATTAATTCTGCTACTGCTGAATATGATCCTATTATAATTAAAGCAACTTGTTATATAGCTACTGCTAATCTTATTAGAGCAAAAGAAGGTGCTAGTGAAGAAGCTGATTATTATTATTCTTTAGTAACTAATTCTGAAAGAACTGGACTAATAGATAAATTAAATGATGGTGTATATAAGTTATCACACGAAGTTGATGATAAAGATAAAAATGGTAAAATTGTATATAGAGTAGATACTAATGGTTCTATGGATTTAGTAGAACTAGCAGGTAATTATATTGGTGAACATTACGATAGATTAAAAATAGCTATTAGCACAGGTGGTAATTATGGTACTGCAAAGTTCACTGTTAGCTATTTATCTAACGATCAATTAGAAGGTTCTACAACTAACCCTGAAACAATAACAGGTGGATTACAACATATACACAATGGTTTATATGGTAGATTTAGTGGAAGTTCGGCCCATACATCAGATTATTTCATTGTAGAAGTATATGGTAGCCATAGAAAACAAACTAACAAAAGCAATAAAACAATAGAAATGATTAGATAATGTCTGTTACCTATACAAACAACTGGAAAAACATTTTAACAGCTTTAAACAGCAAAATAAGGGCTGAGATGAAGTGTCCTGTGTTTAACAACTGGCACAATGAATCTAAAGCAAATCAATTTATTAGTATTATGCCTGTTTCATCAAATCAAGGTGATGTAACTAAGTTTTCAGAGCATAGAACTTACAATATGCAATGCAAATATTATTTTTTAAGAAGAAAAGACAATAAGTTTCAAGATTATGTATTAAATCAAGTAAGCATACTAGAAGCATTAGTACACGACAATCCAACATTAACACTAAGCGATTCAACTAAGGCCTACAATGTAATGATCGGTGATTTAGATTTTAATGTAGATACTGAAGAAGAATATGAAGATTATGTTGTTGCTGAATGGGATTTAAGTTGTGAGCATTTAAGTAATTTTGGATAAAAAAAGGAGAAAATATTGAAGTATAAAGCAAAAGCATCTTACAAAGGTTTAGATGATACAGAAAATTTTAATGCACATGGTTCTGCATCAAAACATTTATGGCTACTAGAAGGCTTAGAAGTAGAAATAAAAAATGTACCAAAAAATATAAAAGAACATTTAACAGAAGTTAAAAATACCACTAAAGGAGGTAAAAAATAATGACTTTAAGTACAGCTTTTCAAACAAAACAAAACACAAAAGTTATAATTGGAACAGAAGCTACAATGGGAACTGCTGCTTTAGCAACAGCAAATAGTATAGAAATGCCTGTAACTGATTATTCATTTGATGAAATACACAAACATTCATTAAGTGTAGCACCTCCAAGAACTGGTAGTGGTGCATTTACACAATCAGATGATATGGTAAAATGGCAAAGACACGACAGAATGTATGATATTTCTATTACATTTCATGGAACAGCACAATCTATAAATAGAGTATGTTTAGCGTTATTTGGAGATGGTGATGGCACAAATACCTTAATAGGCTCAATGCCATCTGTTACAGATTTTAGAGATGGCCAATCAAATACTGTGCCTGTAACATTATGGTTTGAAAATTCATCACACGCAGGTAGTGGAACTGATCTGTTTTTTACATCTTGTATGTGTACTGGGCTAACGCTTTCAGGGGACATATCAAGTAATGGGGGTGTCGTGATGGCCACAGCTACGTTTCAAACAGGCTACCAGCCAACTGAATCTGCATTAACTTTTGGTGGTGGTGGTGGCACACATACTGTAATATCAGATCAACAAACTATGTTTAATATGCACGACTTAACAGTTGAAACATTAAATGAGCAAGATTTGTTGTTGTATAGTTTTGAACTATCTATACAAAGACCTGTTAATAGAATAGGTTTTGATAATGGTAGTAACTTTAAACCACATGGATATGCTTTAGGTGGCTATGAGGTTACAGGCTCACTAACTTGTAAAAGAGATTCTGAAAGTTTAGAAGCAATAGATGCAGATATGGCTACGCCACAGGCTTTAGCTTTATCAGCAGGTGATGTATTTCAGATTGATGCACCAAAATGTATAATAGATACATCATCAATTAGTTTTGATGATGATGGTTGGAAGCAAACTATACCATTTATGTGTACGTATTCAGGTGCAACATCAAGCACTATTGTTAGTATTAAGACAGCATAATAGTTAAACAAAGAGGACAAAATGAGTAGCGTTAAAGTTGAGGGAGAAGGTTTTAAAACTTTTGAAGCAACACTAAAAAAGTTAAACCTAACTGAAAGAGCAGAAATAAATGATTTAATATTTGATCTAAAAACAACTAAAAATTTTAGTTTTTGGGTTGAAATTATTAAAAAAGGTACGGATTACAATGATGAAGAAATAAACAATTTCTCTAATGAAGAAATATATGGTTTAGGTTCTACTATTGTTGTTGAAATGAATAAAAAAAAATTGCAATAATTTTATTCTACATAAATGTATGGATTAGCATACATGGCATGAAAGGTGGTGGTAATAATGGCTTTGTTTATCCGTATAAGGCCAAATCACCTGTAAGTGGTAAAAGAAAACTGTTTAACAATATAAATGATGTATATGGGGAATTAGTGAATTGTTACGAAGAATTAGAAGCAAAAAACATAGAAAATAAGTCTGAAACTCTTTATATAGAACATTTTTATTTTGCAAATACTTACGAACTCCTAGACACAAAAGTACAACAACGCATAAAAGAATATAATTTTTGCAAAGCATTTAATGTAGGGCCATATTCTTCATTAGACCAAACACCAGCAGATGTAGTTGATGATTTTATGGAAATTGAAAACATAATGAATAATAGAGCAAAGGAAAAAGCTGATGTCAACGTTTAGAAAACTTATAAAAGTACAAGTAGATGGTGCTGAAAAAGCTGAAAAACAAATAAAAGGCGTTAATGGTGGCTTAGAAAATATGGCTAAAAAAGCTATGGCTGCAGCAGGTGCATATTTTGGATCACAGGCTTTATTAAGTGCAGTAAGAACATCTATTGATTTGTTTGCACAACAAGAAGAAGCTGAAAAGAAATTAAGATTTGCAGCAGGTGAAATGACAGATGCTTTAATTAGCCAAGCAGAAGCATTGCAAAAAAATACAAGGTTTGGTGATGAAGCTATTATTGCACAACAAGCATACCTAGCTAGTTTAGATTTATCAGAGCAACAAATAAAAGATACAATATCAGCATCAGTTGATTTGGCTGCAGCTACAGGTATGACACTAGAATCTGCTGTTATGAATACATCTAAGACTTTAAGTGGAATGGCAGGTGAACTTGGTGAAAAACTAGGCCCTGCATTTAGAGAATTAACACCTGAAGCATTAAAAGCTGGTGATGGTATAAAGTTTATAGCAGAACAATTTGCAGGACAGGCACAATCAGATGCAGAAAGTTTTGGTGGTAAATTAGATCAGATGAAAAACGCAGCAGGTGATGCTGCAGAATCATTAGGAGAAGTTTTAGCACCTATAGTTATTAAAATATCAGGTGCAATGCAAAAAGCAGCAGAAGTTTTTAGTAGTTTTATGCAAGAAGCACAAGAAACTGAACTTGAAACATTAATACGTGAAACAAAAGCATTAGGTGGTAATACAGCAGATTTAGAAATAGCTTTAAATAAAATAAAAGTGAATGAAGCTATGAGTAAACTTGGTAATGATTTAAGAGATGTATCTGATATTGAAGATGATATAACACAACAAACAAATCAAAGGCTAGAGTATAATAAATTTCAAGTTGCACATATGCTAAAAATGCAAAAATTTATAGAAGGTGAATTTGATTTGCAAGGCAATGTACTAACTTTAGAAAAATTAAGACAAGAAACAGCAGATGGTTCAAGGGCTTTATATACTGACATGAACCAAGTCT